GCCAGCGGTCGACTTCCGCCACCCGACACCGACCACCGAGAGTGGGGCGCGCTGGAAGTGGGTGAGATCGCACAGCCGTTTTTCGTAGCTGTATTGACCATCTCTGATACTCCATCCGATGAATCCAATGTCCGGGGAAATGTCCAGCGGCCCGTTGCTTTGCATCCACTCGTCGAGGGCTTTCCAGCAAGGCGTGACCCAGCCTTGGCTTCCGCTGTACTCCACGGAGTTGTAGTAATGGGCGTGCGAGCGCACCACGCAGTCCGTCTTGTATCGAGGCATTTCATGGCGGAGCTGATCGTTGAGCTTCGCCTGGAGCATTTGCCGCGCGGTCGGAGTCGACTGATAGTGGAAGACCTTCGAAACGCCGATTCTGTGCGAGAAGTGGAAGGTAACGCCGTCGAAGTGCAGGTACCAATGCCACCCCGACCGCTGCCGCCTTTCGGCCGGCATGTGGTCCTGATTGGGGTACTCCTCTGCCTTGAGCTTCTGTGCGATGTACTCCTCGACTTGCAGACCGCTGTACGAGGCTTCCACATGGTAGCCGCTACCGCGAATCACATAGATCCGCTTGGCCCGCCACATCTTCAGCAGACCAACGGCATGTTCCGCCTGCTCGTAGAGTGACGTGGTCCACGTGCCAATGCCTCCGCTCTTGCGGTTTTGTCCGTCGATGGCGTCACCGTTGACGACCAGGGCGTCGGGCTTGGCCCACGGACCGGAAGTGGCCTCGCACCACGCCTCGTACAGGGCCCTACGTACCGGCTCCCCTGCATCTCCGCCGGGGACTTCCGCGGCATCTTGGTTGGCCAGGCCTACCCGGCTGCCGACGTGCAGGTCTGAGACTACGACTACTCGCATGGCGTTATCCTGCTGTAGGTGTGTGATTGAAACGATGCGCCATTGGCCCCCTTACCTTGCCCCTCCTGTCCTCGCCGGTCCCATCCACGCCCATCCTCATTGGTTCTTGCTGCAACTAGAATGGGATATGATCGTCCCACCCGCTGGCTGCCCCGGTTGTTTTCTGCGTGTAGCCGCAATCATCATCGAACGGCTGAGGTGCCTCGATCTCGGTGGCTTTGGGTTTTTCTCCCAACCTGTAACTGACGATTCGATCGAACCGCTCGCCGGTTACACTACGGACGAGTATGGATTCAGTTAGAGCCACACCGCCCGCTTCGGCGATATCGACCGCGTGTTGCGCCGTCGCAGGTACTGGGTCATTGGAACGCGCCTTCCACCAGGCCACCGCCTTCTGCCTAGCCCAACCGTCGTGCTCAAAGCAAGTCCATTCGCTCTTGTAGTCGTTGAACCCGACCTGGTAATCGATGCGCATCGTCTTGGGCGCATCCTCGTCGGCGCCTCGCTTCTTGTGCACCGAATAGAAGACGTCACGAACCTCGTATTCAGTGTCGATAATCTGGCCCGTAAGGATTCCTTCTTCAGAGGCACGGGCGTCGTGTTTCCTCGTGTCGGGCGGCGGGAACTCGTAGCCGCAATCGGGACATGCGGAATAGGAGGCGTTGATGATCGACCGGCACTCGGGGCATTCCTTGGCCGGAGCCTGGCCGTTCCCTTCCGCCGATCGCTCGGAGATCTGAATCGCGTCGACCGGGCCATGGCGGAGGATGTTCCCCCCGTAGTCCAATACCAGGCAGTTGGGTTTGTCAGGATGAAGGCGGAAGCCCCTCCCAGTCATCTGATAATAAAGCCCCGGCGAGGCGGTCGGCCGAAGCAGGACCACACAGTCGACATTTGGAGCGTCGAACCCGGTCGCGAGCACGTTGATGTTTGCCAGGTATTTCAGCGGCGCGGCAGCGTCGCCGAACAGATTTGCTGGTACGGGCTCGCCTTTGAACCGCGAGATGATGCGATCCCGTTCACCCACAGAAGTGTCACCTGTCACAAGACCACATTCCTGACCGCTGATTTGTTCCAGCGTCGTCTTGACATGTTCGGCATGGGCCACCGACGCAGCGAAGATCAGCACGGCCTGCCGGTCCTTCGTCATATCCACAATTTCCCGGCAAGCCGCCCCGACCAGTTCGTCGGTATCCATCAGTTCCTCGACTTCGCTGCCGATGAACTCACCGGCCCGTACGTGGAGACCCGAGGTGTCGGCCTTCTTTCGCCCGGCCTTGGTAACGAGAGGACAGAGGTAGCCCTGGACGATCAGTTCCTTGACGCCCACCTCGTAGCAGATAGCGTTGAGCAAGTTGTCGGGCCCGCAGAGCATGCCCGATTCCATGCGGTAGGGTGTGGCAGTCAGCCCGATCAGTCGCACGTTTGGATTGACGATCTTGGCATCCGTCAGAAACGTCCGGTAACGCCCCTCGCCCGCCGGAGGTAGCAAGTGTGCCTCGTCAACAATGATCAGATCGAAGGCATCGAGCTCGCAGGCTCGCTTGTGAACTGACTGGATCCCGGCAACAATGACCCGATGATCCGTGTCACGACGATTCAAGCCTGCTGAGTAGACACCCACGCTCAGATCCGGGGCGATACGGCGCAGCGTGCCGGCGGTCTGCTCCAACAGTTCCTTGACGTGAGCAAGGATCAGCACGCGGCCGCCCCACTTGGTGACAGCGTCGTGGCAGATCGTCGACATAATGAGGCTCTTCCCGGCGCCGGTGGGGCAGACCACACACGGATTGTCGTCCCGTTGGCGCAGATGGCGATACACGGCATCGACGGCTTCTCGCTGATAGGGACGCAATTCCAGAACCATTGATTACGCGTTCTCCGCCATCGTCAAATAGACTTGTGTGGCCAGCTTGGGTAGGTCATCGAGCCTTACGATCACAACCCACGGTTTGTGGTTCTGGCGATGGGCGACGACAGGCACCTTCTCTCCCGCGTCGGCAATCGCCTGTTCGAGCGCTTCGTAGAGGCGGAGCCGTTCGGTTCGTTTGCATTCGAGGTGAACGTGGGGAATCTCGACCACAACGTCGGGCGAGCCGGGCCCGCCATGGTATTGGCGACCACGACGGGCCTCGACCCCCAACAGGCGAGACAATTCGCGGGCGAGCTCCCGTTCACCGGCCGCTCCCTTATCCCGCGACTTTCGCCCCATGGACGGTCCTTTCTCCGGCCGAGTCCCGGCCGCGTTGCATCTCGCGGCGCATCCGCGCAATCAGTTCGTCCAAGGGATTGCGGTTCGGAGCAGTTCGCATCGCACCGTCGCGATCGTCATCGTCCACGCACACGCACACGACAATCTTCAATCTCATGCGGGTTGCCTTTTCCAAGGGGGTGTATTGTCAGTGACCGGGGCCTGCTGGTGCTGACCGGCAGCCGCTTCCTTCGCTTCGTAGCCCTTCACCTCGTTGACGATCTCGCCAGTGTCAGGACGGTTCCTGCATTTCACATGGATGATCAACGGCCGGTTGTGCAATTCGACGCTGTCGTTCGGTTTGAGCACCCCCACGGCGTGGCAGATGGTCGACAACTCGATCCGGGCATACTTGACTGCTTCCGGATTCGGATTGTCCAAGTTCAGCCGGACCCAGACGTGACGCCCCCGGTAGTCGCCCTGGAGGATCTGGAACTTCAGTTCCAAGAATCCACCGTTTCGGCTCTTGGTCGGCTTGTTTTCCGAAGAGACGATTGCCGCCAGGTACTTTCCGGCGGGGATTGCTTCGGGCGGAGAGGCCGGCTCCACCTTGTTGGCATCGAAGTTGAGAGCTACCACTGGTTGGTCTCCATTTCTTGGGCAAAGGGTGATGTGCGATTCTCGGCGTGCGCTCAGCTGCCACTACGCTTCTGATTTCTGGAACGCAAACGTTCGTGACAGCCCCTGCGAAACGGCGTCAATGAACGAGGGCCACTCGAAGGCGACGGTCGGCGGCATGCCGTACCGGTTCTTGGCCAGCGCGGCCGGTGTCTCGGTGGTCACCAGAACTCGGTTGCCGTCATGATCCTGTTTGGCCAGACACACAAAATCCGACCATTCGACAAAAATGTTGCGAAAATCGTCCGGCAGGTCGGCCGTCGTCTTCTCGCGGGTGATACCGTCCACGTCGGTGATCTCGGTACGCTTGGCGTGGGCGAGCAAAACCACTGCGATTCCGCGGCCGACAATCCGATCGAGCGTCGGCAGGAGCTGTTGATAGACGTAGTTCTTGAGCACCTGCTTGCCAGCGCCATATCCACCGTGCGAACGGTTCAGCGTCTGGTCGATTTTGCCGCTGCTGCCGGCGACGTGCTCTTCGAGGCGTCGCAGCAGCCAATCGATCGAGTCGATCACCAGCGTCCTGAATGAGTGCTGGTCTCGCTCGATAGCCAGAAGCCACTGCCCGATTTCGTGCCAGGTCGCCAGGTACGGTGTGCGATTGCAGGAGATCGCTCCCGCGCCGTTTTCGCAGTCCACGATGAGGGACGCGTCGGCCGTGGCGCCGAACGTGGTCTTCCCTATCCCGGGCGGGCCGTAAATGATCCCCTTGGGTGCCGAAGGTGAAGTGCTTTCGATGACGGTGCCGAGTATGCTCACAAAGACCTCCCCTGAGTTGGTGATGGATGAATTGGCCGTGAGGCGGGCACGCCCGGGGGCAGCGATCTTGATGTGTATGCCTACCCAGCAGCGGAACGCGCCCCGCCGTCACGGCGCGCTTGGTTCAGATGGAGTCGTACAGCCGCATCTCGGCATAGCCGGTTGGCCAACTGCCCGACTCCTGGCAGTGCTTGAGCCGCTCGATAGCCGCCTCGTTCTCCCGTTCGGCCTGGCCCAGAATGTCGCTGTCGATCTTCCAGACACCGCAGCGAAACGGTTCCCGTTTCTCGACGGCGATCATGAAAACCGGCAGGGAAAGCCCCGAGGCCTGCCGGAGCACTGCCCGATAGAAGGCCATCTGGTAAACGTAACCGTAGCGGCGGGCGTCCGCTTCGAACCACATCAGGTCGTCGCAGGTCTTCAGGTCGACGATCCCCCGGTACGGTTCGAACCAGTCCATACGGATCTGGCAGGGGACGCCGCAGTACTCCGTACGGACCACACCCTCGGCATCGCCGCTGGCCAGCAGCTCCATGGCGATCTGGTGGGCCCGGACCCCAGCAGCCATGCTCTCGACCAGTTCGTACTGGGCGTCGGTCAACACTGCCTTGCCATGCTCTTCGGCCCAGGCGGCAAACGCCTTGGTACCCGGGCCGAAGGGCTGGCCGGTCTTCGGATTGACGGGACCGCCGACGGCAAAATCCTCGTCAAACCGCTCCTGGCCTTCAAGAACAAGCGTGTGCAGGGCACGACCGACGAGGTACGCGGGACGATCCTCGTCGAGAATCAGCCCCAGCTTCCTCTTGTGGTAGAGGAGCGGGGAGCGGCGGAAATCGCCCAGTTGATGGCTGCTCAGGTAATCCTGGGCCTTGGCGTGGTAGACGGAGGCCGGTTCATGCTCAAGATAGGTCAGATTGTCGTTCTGCGATCCGATGGCGATACCCATTCTGTTTCCTCTGAAGTATCCGGATTTGACTGGTGGCTGTGATTCCGTCGAAACAGCTATCCGGGCGTCAGGCCGGCCTGCGTCATCGCCTCGCGGACCGCCAACAGCCTGGCTCGCAGCGTGCTTCGAGGCATGTCGAGCTTTCGCGCAAGTTCCGTGATCGTCATCGTCTTGAGCTGCTCGCACAGCTCCCGCAAGTCAGGGGGAAGCGTGCTGAGGACGTGCTCGATATCCATCGCCGTATCGATTACGTCGGTATGGCTCTGAGTGTGACCGCCCGTCCGGGCTTCGAGATTCCAGCGCCCAACGAGACTTCCCAATTGAACCAGCCCGTCTTCCCCCTCGACCTTGGTGCTCAAGGAAACGGGTGTATCACCGTTGCCCCGCTTGGCCGCCCCCTGCCGCTCGATGATAGTCGCCACGTTCCGTTCGACGGTCGCCTTGACAAAGGCCCGCCAGTTGCCCTTCTCGGCGTTGAACTTCGACATCGAGCTGAACAGCTGCATGCGCAGTTCCTGCTGGATGTCGTCGATATCGGACCGGCTGAATCCAGGATAGGTTGCCAATTGCTTCGCCTTGCGTAGAATCAGTCGACCGGCAAATCCGCGTCGTGAAATCTCGTACTCGAAATCAATTTTCTGCATATAGGTCTCGCTCCTTGTGGTTGGGAGGAGACCGTTGTGGGTACACCCCGCGCAGCGGTACGCGCACGAAAAGAGCCACAAAGACTTCCGTCGTGTAAGCACGCCTGGCGTGGCGGTACCCACAACGACCTCCATCATGTGGCCAGTTCGTTGTCTGGAACCTGAATCTCTTTGTTCTTATTGTGGCCAGTGATCGCGACTATTGCGGCTGACGCTGTAGCAGACGATCATTGGCAATGGGGCCTTGAAAGGTTGTGCGAATCAAAGTCCCTCTATCTCTTTACTACCGGTTTTGCGCTCGATGTGGCGAAGCCTTTTGAAGATTTTCTGAAATCGAGCGATACGGAGAACCCAATCGGCAAGCCGTCCTGGACCGTGAGGGTGGTGATCTTCACGTCGCGAAGCGCGTCAAAAATTCCCAGAAGATCCACCACCGGCCGCTTGAGTACGAAATCTGAAAGCGTTACCTCGGGTCGAGCGTCGTTGTCGCCACCCGGCTTGAAAACCTTCTGGCAGTGCCTCGCTGCATCGAAGTGCGGTTCGTGTTCGCAGACAACGATTCTCGTGATCCGACCGAAATTCATCTCCTGCATGGTGCGCACCAGATTCCGTCGCGGCGCAGACAGTTCCAAAAAGCGTCTCATAGGCATATTCCTCATGGGGTTTGGTGTGCAGGGATTGCTAAACACTGACGGCAAAAAAACTTACGCAACGTTCGCCGCTTGCGGGTGGCGGAACAGGCCCAGTTCCTCCAGCCGAATGCGCATCGCGATCGGGGAGACGCAGAACTCGCCGGCCATAGGGCGGGCCATGTCTTCGAGGTGCCGGCGCACGTCTTTTGCTTCCCAATGGTTCAGTTCGCTCAGTTCCTGAGCGTCCACAGGTCCAAAGGGAAAAAAGTAACCAAACGCCGGGATAGTCAGGCGACGGGGCATTAGCAGGCACGAGGCGAAGTAGTCAGCCTGCCACTCGATGCGGCTCCTGCGCTGTGATTTGTGACACGCGTACCCCCCTAACTCGCGGCACGCCGAAGCCACGTAATCCCGATGGAGCGTCCAGTGACCCACCTCGTGCGCAAGCGTGAAGTGGTAACGGCCTTCCAACTCCGGGTACAGTTCCGGATCCAGGCCCTGGTCGATGCCCACCTCGCGCCGGTCCACCCAAAGCGCACCGTGAATTCCCTCCGTGCCGTACATTTCGCAAAGATCCATGAAGCTGAAAGTCAGTTTCAGGTGCAGTTCGACGATCGCGTCGATCGGAACCGGGGGCAACCAAATCCGGCCGTACTCGGACTGAAAGCCCTGCAGGAGTTGGTTGGCACGGTCTTCAATTGTCTTCGATGTCAGATACGGAACTCTCGGGGCAGTCGATCTCATGGTGTTGTGCCTTCTTGGTTTGCAGTCGCTTGGCTTGTCGTTCGAGTTGGCGCAGATCGTCGGCCGAAAGCCCGCGGGCGGCCCGCAGGAAGCTGGCCATCTCGCGGGGCTGGGCCCGGATGATTTCCGGCAGGTCCCCTGATACGTGGCCGGCCAGGGCCAACAGTTCGTCCGAATCCTGTTGGAGGAGGACAGCCATTTGGCGGACCCGCTCCTCGGTGGGTGGACTGAATTTGCACTGCTCGACCTGTGAAATATAGGTAGGGCTCAAGTCGAGCAGGCGGGCGAATTCTCGTAACGTGAGTTCCCGGTCGACGCGCAGTTGGCGGATCCGCTGTCCAAAATGCGCAGCCTGGGATTGTCGAGGCATGGTATGACTCCTTTCCACAACCCGGGCGCAGCCGGCTCTTGTGTGGCAGCCAAAGGCCGGCAATAGTGCGACGATCGTCGTACCTATGAGCTTGACCGGGAAGTGCGAATGGAAGAGGTTCGCGTGAAGATGGGCGAGCGGCTTTGGCCCGGCGCCGCAAGGGGATCGCTCGCCAAATGGAACCGGGCGAAAACCCGCCCAGTGAACGTGCATATCGTATCACAAAATGCTAGCGGTTCAAGACCTCGAGCAGGATTTTTGAGAGATTTTTTAAGCCCTTGGCAGGGCTGAATTTGTGGCGTTGCGAGCGCCGATGTCACGTTGTAGCGGCATCCGGTGTTGGCCACGGCCGAGAGATTTCCGGTAGTAAAGAGGTAGAGGGAAGCTCCGTTTCCATTCAGCCTCGTCGAGAGTCTTCTGCCTATGCCAGATACCGAACCTTCTCTCGCCAAACCACTCCTTCTCAAGGCCGCGGGCGCCGCCGCCGAGTGCGGCGTTTCCGTGCGCACCTGGTACGCCTGGGATATCTCGGGCCGGGTCCCCTGTCCGATCCGAATCGGGCGGACCCCATTCTGGCCCTATGAAGAACTTCGTGCGTGGGTGGCGGCCGGTTGCCCGGATCGGGTGACCTGGCAGGCGAGTCGGAATTGCGACTGACATGCCATTCAAAGCCAGGACTCTTGGCCCACCACCCGACTTCATGCCTTGCAATTCACGGCCCCCGAGCAACACTCGTCCTGCTTTGGATTTGAGTATTTCTACACTAGACGAAGGAGACCACGCATGGCGAGTTTGTTCCGAAAACCCACGACGATCACGGATCCGGTTACCGGCAAGAAGGTCACGACCAAATCGAAGAAGTGGTGGGGGCAATACAAAGCTGCGGACGGCATTGTACGCCGCAAGTCCCTGTCCATTGACCGGATGGCCGCCCAGGCGATGCTCAACGAGCTTGTCAAACGCGTCGAACGCGAGAAGGCGGGGCTGGTCGATCCGACCGAAGATCAGCGGAAACGGCCGCTTTCGGAGCACCTGGCTGAATTCGAGAGGCATCTCGGCAACAAGGGCTCGACCGAGAAGTACGTCGACGAGTCGATGCGTATGCTGAAAGCCATCGTGAAGGATCGCAAGTGGCGCACCATCGCCGACATTTCGGCCAGTGATGTCATCGATTTCTTGAGTGGTCTGCGCCGAAAGGACCGCAGCGCCCAGACGTGCAACAACTATCTTACGATCGCCAAGCATTTCGTGCATTGGCTGGTCCGGGATCGGCGCACCCCGTTCAATCCGCTCACGCATCTGTCGCGGATGAACGTCCGCACCGACCGGCGTCATGACCGGCGGGCGTTTTCGCAAGATGAGTTCCGGCGACTCTTGCAGGCGGCAGAGAGTGGCAAGCCGGTCGAGGGGATTTCGGGTCCTGACCGGGCAATGATTTACACCCTGGCCGCCTGGACCGGGTTTCGCAGGGGCGAGATCGGCAGCCTCACCAAGCGTTCGTTCAGCCTCGACTCCAGCCCCGCCACCGTAACGGTCGAGGCCTGCTACAGCAAGCGCCGCCGCGAGGATACCCAAGTCCTTCACCCGGACGTGGTCAAGCGGATCAAGGCCTGGTTCGAAACGAAGAAGCGTCTCGGCCCCAGTACCGTCCTGTTTCCAATCTCCAACCGCGTCCCCGGCGGCGTCAATCGACGAACCAGCAAGATGATCGAGCGCGACCTCATGGCCGCCCGCGACAAGTGGCTTGATGAGGCGAAGACCGACGAGGATCTGAAGGAACGCCTCGAATCCGACTTCCTCTGCTACTGCAATCACGACGATCTCTACGCCGACTTCCACAGCCTCCGGCACCTCTTCATCACGAACCTGGAACGCGCCGGCGTGACGCCGAAGATGGCCCAGACCTTGGCGCGGCATAGTGATATCCGCCTGACGTT